CTGCAGTAACTAGTTTAACGGGTGCTGCTGCAGTAGCTGCAGCGCCTACTGCAGCTACTGCAGCTACTGCAGCTACTGCAGGCATTAGCGGTGCAGCCTTAGGAGCAGGTGCCGCGGTATCTGCCGTCGCGAGCACTAAACCAAGAAAATTTAAAGTAGATAAAGCAGGTAATTACACGAGTATTAAAACAGGTAAACCGCTGGCTGGCGCAGCACTTAAAACGGCACAAGCAACCACGGCGGCAGATGCAGCAGCAGTTGTCAAGAAATTCCCACGGTTTGGCGCATTGAGCAAATTTGCATCCAAGATACCATTATTAGGCGGCCTTATTAGCGCGGGGCTACTTGCTAACGTGTTAATGGGTGATGGCTCTAAAGATGATAAAATAAAAGGAGTCTCTGGTATATTAGGTGGTATTAGTGGAGCAGGCCTGGGCGCTTTGGTTGGTTCCCTGGTTGCACCTGGTATTGGAACTATTGCAGGTGCAGTCATAGGCGGATTAAGCGGCGACCTGCTTGCTACTAGTCTTGCTGAGTGGTTATTGGGTGGAAAATCTGACACATTAAAATCGGCAGTACAAACGCATGAGCTAGCAGCTGCGTCTAATGTAAGAATGGATCCATCAGCTGATCCAAAATCAACTACATATAAACCACCAGTCAAACCAGTGCCACAAAATGCTGCAGTTATCGGTAATTTAAATGCTCAGGGTGCTGAGGCTGCAGCGTTGCGTAGCCGAGGGATGGGCAATGGTGCGCCAATCGTAATTCAGGATAATAGCGTACGATCAAGCAGCAATAATAGTGCCCTTGCATTACCACCACTGTCGTCTGTAGATACCAGGTATAATGTATCTGGTTTCATCAGATAACTAAAAAGGGTCCCGAAGGACCCTTTTCTGTAAGTGCTAACTCATCAATCGTCTTGTGCCAGTTTGGCAAAATAACTCATAGTATCTTCGTCGTCACCCACATCAACTGCATCAACCGGTTGCTTAAATGTTGGGGCAGGAGCTGGTTGATTCATCATACGTTCTTGCTGCATTGAAGGCGAACCTGATTCAGCAACCATGCCTAATACTCGTTGCAATTTAGATTGCAGCTCAGAGTATGATTTATAGTTCGCTGGGTCCAAGAACTCTTGCAGAGAATGCATTTTACCATAGATAGCTTCAAGCTTAGAATCATCATCTGACAATGGGGCAGATGATGAGAATTCTGACTTGTCGTAGTTACGGTAACCTTCAACTTGGCGAATCTTCAATTTGAAGTCAGCACCTTCCCAGAAGTCAAAAGGATTTACGGCCTTTTCATCCTGGAATGCAGGTTGCATTACGTCCATAATCTTATCAAAGATCTTTTTACCAAACTTAAAGAGCACCACTTTGCCCTCATTCTCTGGATTGCTGGGGTCACTTACAACATAAGCATTTACCAAATAATGGAGCCGGCGCTTTTGAGTGCGAGCAAGATCTTTGTCTGATTCAGTACCAGAGTTCCATAATTTAGAGTTTAGCTCGCCAACCGGATCAGGTTGACCGATTGATGTAAGACTATTCTCAATATACCATTGGCCTGTTGGGCCTTTGAAACCATGATCCCAGTAACGAACCCAAGGCAAATCTGCACCTTCTGCAGGAGGCAAGAAACGAAGTACTGCATACCCATTACCTGCCTTGTCAACAGTTGGTTTCCAGATCCGTTCATCACCGTATGATTTTTTCTCACCGCCTGATCCACCACCGACTTGCTCGGCAGCATTGATAAGTTTAGAGATGTTGTCGCGATTGCGTTTTAGATTTTCAAATGACATTGTATTTTTCCTTTGTATAAACTGAAGTGTAAATTGAAATATAATTATACCACATTTTTTAGATGTTGTACACTATTATATATCGTCAAACGGAAGTGTATTTTGCTTGGGTAGATAATTTAATTCCCTTGCTTCCACTTCCAGCTTATCACGGATAGTTGTAGAGATATATTTCTTTATTTCCTCGATGTCAATAAAGTTCTTCTCACAAATACCAATGATAGCATCCATATAGGATAACCTGTCATTAATGACGGTTTCCTCAATAAGTTTCGAAAATTTCTGTTTGTTTAAAAATTGACTTTCAATTGTCATAACATACCTTATTCATTTTATTTACCTAAAGCCTTTAAGAGAACCATGTCTATGTTCAGTCTGCCATTTGGTTGTGTAGTTTTAGTGCTAAGCTTAGACCATTCAGTAGAGACCATTTTGGGAGGTTTAGTTAATACCAATTGAAGGAACTCTTCGGGTTTCCGGAGCCTGACTGTCCTACTTAGACCAACATCAAAGTTCTTAATGGATGTGCCAGAGATCTCGAACCCATTCACATCTTCAGTGACGTATTCACTCAGGGCCCTAGTCTTAGTGTTAAATGTATATAATCGAGATGCGCCCACAATCTTTACTGGATTAATGGAGGCAATTTTAAACTCGTGGTCTTCTTTCTTGTATTGAATCTTAGCAATCTGCTTGTCAATCGCCTTAGGTTTCTTTACTTTAGTCTGACGGACTGCTTTAGTGGCAACTTTAAGTTTATCAAGATCATCAATCATCTGTTTGCACTGATCAACCCGGTGCTTAAGTTCTTTCCGAGACATATGTCCATAAGCTTCTACACACTGTGTATCTTGCTTGTCATAAGCTGCCTTATACTCAGTATAATGCCTTTCAAGGAATGGCTTTACAAACTGAACCGAAGAAGATGGTAGCAAGTGTGCTTTAAAACTGGCATATATGTCAAACGTGGCCAACTCGCCGTCGTTCCATTTATCTTCCAATACATAAAGGTCTTCAATGACTGTGTCATTCGCCTTTCGCATCTGATGGTCGCGCGGTGATAATTTGTAGACATTTTCTGGCAGCAACACTTCCTGTGCTTTTTCGCTAGCACGTGCTCTACCACACTCCTTGAGTTCGTCAAGGTATTTGGACAGCCCATCAAGGTATGCTTGGACCTTTGGATCAATATCAAGTTTCAGTGTTACCCAATACACTACAGCAGAGAAGTGCGTATACATGGTAAAGTTATACTCTGGATTTGCTAAAATGCAGGCAGCATCTTGCTTACTGTAATTGGTTTTAATCCAAGTCTTGAGTACATCGCCAATTACCTTCTTTTCAAGGTCAAGTTGGAAATAGTACTTCATCGAACGGAAGGAATCAGTAGGCACACCACTGATTCCAAACTTAATTCTGGGTTGTATTGTTCGCTTTTTCTGTGTTGCCATTATATTCCCTTAACGTATGTGTCATTATACCACAAAAATACGTATATGTACACACTTAATTTTCATAGAATATATGATCGTCAATTCTAACGACACGGGTAAACACTTCACTCCAATGTGGTTTTACATAGTCTGCATGGTAAAATGTTGCACCATTCGATGCATCAAAGCCAAGGTAATACACCATATATGCATTCATGGCTAAACTGAGTGATTCGTTCCACGCCCTTTTATCATTAATATCATCTGGCTTTCCATCACAGTACCAAGAGAACTGACACTTATATTTGACCATAACCCCATCGCGGCGTTTGCCTTGTTTAATAACAGCGCATACATTGTTCGGAAAAGCCTCTGATCTAACTCTATTTAAAACAACATGTGTGACAGCGTACTGACCCAATTGGGATTGACTTCTGGCCTCAAAATATACATTTTGAGCCAGACAAATGATTTGTTTTTGGTCTATTGGTGGTAATACAATACTACTGGCATTTATCATTAAACCTATTAAAGCTGAAGATAGCATATTTAGTTCCTACGCATGGTGGCATAATCCTTTGCATCATCACCTCGGCCAACTGGGACCAGGTTAGATTTATGCATCGTAGCTATGCCAATGAAATAATCACCAGTGTATTGATATGTGACAACCCTAGCGGTGCTACCAGATGTAGTACCCAGACTGGGATGTGGTGGTGTTTCACGCTCGTATGCCTTAGGCGTGAGTGAAACATAAGGTGCTGGTGTCTTTTGTTTACGCTGAGACTTATGAGCACCGTGTTTCTTTAACCACTGCTCATACTCGGCCTCAGCTTCTCTCCATCCAGGCTTCTTTTTAGCCTTTACCTTTCGTGTAGGAATATTTATAAACATGCTTAGTTCCAATCGGTGTCAAATCTATTGGTATTGTAGGCTACATCACCAAACATATTAGCAGCATAACTAGACGCATCACCCCATTGATTAATATCATCTTCATCTTCCAAAGCGTCAGACTCAACCTTACGTGGGCGGCCGACACTACGCTTTGGTGCATTGATGGTCTTGATTGTTTTTAATTTTTGCGTCATAGTAAGTCTTTTCCGTATCTGTATTATTATAAGGTTTGAATTAGTTCATCCACTGCGGTTTCAAAGATTTCCTGTGATACCATATTGTACGGACCAACCCGTTGGAATATTTGTGGCAATTCATAAAGTGATAACGTTCGACCATTTGGATCAATAATCATGTGCCACATCTTACGGTTGTCATCTTCCAATTCAACCTCCGAGTCGTAGGCGTAACCTTTATAAAGCATTTAATGCAACTTTTTCTAATTTTAGAATTTCATCAATACGCCAAGGCATATCATCACGGTGGCCACCGATGTGCCAACGATACATATTCTCTGGTACCACTTGTGTCTTCCAATCGTAGATGGAAGCAACCTCACCATCATCAAACCGAATAGCCCAATGAGCAGATGACTTGTCAATATCATCACGTGGCTGACCAAACATTTCAACCAATTGATCGTAAGTAGCATAGACGTAACCGCGCAGGCAAGTGCCGCACAATGCACTCATATCGTTATTATTTACTTTGTAACTCATGCTGCCGCCTTCTGTTCTTCTACCAACTTGTGGCAGAGGTTAAATGCCAACATTGCTGCTAGCATCGCAATCTGTTTTTCACCCGCATTGCTGAACGAATCCAATTGATCCATAAAAGACTTTACTGAGTCCGGAGTTGCAAACATACTTGAGGTAGGTATAGGATTTGTCATAATATATTCCTTAGTTAGAACCATAGCTAGCATAGCCACGGATTTTGCTTTGACGATTAGTTGAATGATGTTTCCAATTGAACATTTGATAGCCTTCGCGTTTGAGACGAGCAGTGAGTCGGCCAAGGTCACGATCCTCTTCCAAGAAAACATACTTGCCATGTTGATAGCTGTATGGTGAGATTTCATTAACCATACCGAGTTTAACCAACCGGGCCAGTGGGAAACGAACCCAACCATGGCCGGGGTCTGTAAAAAAGTCCAGGGTAATTTTTTTCATTTTAAGCACACCGTGTAGATTCCATCATTTCGCTGAGGATAAACTTGGCAACGTTCATTTTCTTGCGAACATACTCAACAGCATGAGGGCCTGCGCCCATATCCAACATTTCTTGGCAGTCAGATAAAATGCCCATAGTGACCATTTCTAAGCCGCATGCATTGGCTGTGAGTGAGTTTATGTATTGCTCACGGATATCAGATTTAGACATTCCGTAGCAGTTTGATTCAAATTCAGTCATAATGTTTGTTCCGTTTGGTTGGTATGGTTCAATTATACCAAGTCTGACCGGAAAGTAAATATGTCAAAAGTATTCATTTGCACGTATTTACGCATTTATATCCGAAAGTATTACTCTGCCAACCACATATCAACGATATAACCATCGGCCAACAGTTCTCGTTCACGTTTTACCAAAAACGAAAAGGCTTCAGCCCAAGTCAGGTTTTGGCATTCCATTAGTGCCGAGGTAGAGCTGATGTCAAAATCACCATTTGGTTTTCTTGCGGTAAGTTGAGCGTGTAACATTATGTTCCTTTTAGATGATGTTGATTTCTTTTGCAGCTTGATTTACTTCACGCTTGAACACGCGAGCTGAACATGCGGAAAAATCCACATCGTTACACATCATCTGATTTTGAACCAAAACCGCTTGTTCCAAGCTGATGTTCAACATAGCTGCGATCTCTTTAGTGACTTTGTTCATTTGTGTGTTCCGTTTGGTTGGTATGGTTCAATTATACCAAGTCTGACCGGAAAGTAAATATGTCAAAAGTACTCAGTTTCGCATTCTTGTGCGATAGTATTACATTTTCATGATTACGCGAGAAATGTAATACTAAAGTTTTACTTTTTAAGAACGGTAGATTTTGAGTAGATGTGTCTCGAACTGCTCTACCTTGTCAATTCGATTTGGCCAGAAGATGTATTCTTTTTCTGGGTTCTTTTTGAGGTTATTCAACAACGGCGTGACCGCGTTATAGAGCTTATCAATCTTTGCCTGAAGATCTTCTGCTGTTGAGGATGCTGATGATGCAGTCTCTGCTGCTTTCTGAACTGCCTCTAGTTCATTCTCATCTACGGCTGTAAAGCCAAAGTCAAAATCATCATCCATCATTTTTTATCCTACTAATGTTCGTTAATGTTCGCTTTATCAGTCGAATAATACTATTTAACTTAGGAAACAAAGGTTCTTCTAGGACGCTATACGACAAATTCACTTCTTTCGGAATGTGACCATACGCTTTATCAATTATTTCCTTAGATGTTTTCATATCTTATCTGAATTTAATTTCTTTTCTAATTCGCACCAAGCCTCTTCCTCTTCAGGTGTAACCGCTAGCTCTTCTTTTAGATCTCTACCAAAAATAGCATCCCACCTATTTGCATATTCTTCATTGCTTACACTGAAAGGTCTTGGTGCTGACCCCTTGCCACCATTATTCATAACTCACCCATTACCCAATCTTCTGCCTTGTTTTCGGCATCCAACAAATTATCATATGTAATTACTTGAGCTTCAAACCCGGTACGATTCATAAGGACCAAGTAGCTTGATTCATATTGCACGACAGACGCGGAACGTGCGCCATCGTTTGAATAATATTCTGATAAGTCTATTGTCATAATATTTCTCCTAGTATAGTTATACCTCTACTTACGTAGCAATGATACCATCACTTTAGCAAGTTTCTTAAAGTCTGCCTCGGTATACCCACGAGTCGTTTCTGCGGCAACACCAATACGAACACCACTGGTTTCTGTGAATGATCGCTTATCATTGGGAATACCATTCTTATTTACGGTAATACCGTTTGCTTCTAGAATGTCTGCATATTCTCGACCTGAATACATTTCATTAGTAAGATCAAGGGTAAACATATGACACTGAGTTCCACCACTGACTACCTCAACACCTGAATCTAAAAATGCTTGTGCCATTGCATGAGCATTAATACGAACACGTCGGGCATATAATTTAAACTCTGGTTGAAGTGCTTCATAAAAACACTGCGCTTTTGCAGCAATAATATGCATCAACGGACCACCTTGAGTTCCGGGAAACACTGCACTATTCAACTTCTTTGAGTACTGTTCATCATCCCATAGAATCATTCCACCACGAGGACCACGCAATGTTTTGTGTGTAGTGGTGGTTGCTACGTGAGCATGAGGGAACGGACTTGGATACTCACCGCCGGCAATCAAGCCCGAATAGTGACTGATGTCTGCAAGTAGAATAGCTCCAACTGTGTCAGCAATCTCACGCATACGTTGCCAGTTAATAACTTGACTATAGGCGCTTGCACCAGCAATTAACATCTTAGGACGATTGAACAAAACCAGTTTAGCTACTGCATCATAGTCAATAAATCCATCTGCATCTACACCGTATGATTCTGTATCAAACCAAGCACCACTAACGTTAACTTTAGCACCGTGTGATAAGTGTCC